ATCTTTCGGAAGGCGGAGAAAATGGAGAATCTGCAGACGCAGAAGGAGACGCAGAAGCAGAAGCAGAAGCAGAAGGAGACGCAGAAGGAGACGCAGAAGCAGAAGCAGACGCAGAAGCAGAAGCAGAAGGAGACGCAGAAGCAGAAGGAGACGCAGACGCAGAAGAAGCAGAAGAAGAAGAAGAAGACATTTCAGAAGTGATAAAACGCATTGAATCGCACACCATGCAATTTGATTTCATATTGAGTGAAGTTCCTACAATGCAATCCATTCTGAATGCAGACGAAGCCGCCGCATCAAAACAAACCGTAAAAACCGAGGGCACGCATGTTATGAAATACGACGGGTTCCCGCGTGATCCGAGCGGCGCGCATTTTTATGACCGGAAATTTGTTCCGTCGGAACATCGCATGATGGAAATCGTCCTGCAATACGAGGGTAACGACCACGACTTGAATTTGGCAAGCCCCGACAATTTTTATGTGGTGGGGAACAAGCTGCTGGACCCCGCATTCTTGAAATGGTTCATGCTGAAAAACCATGGGGTTCGCATGACACCCCCCGCAGACCAAACGACCAGCAACCAAACGACCAGCAACTACGTGATAAAATGCTTGGACCACTTGGCAGTTTTGCACACTCTTTACCCGCACAACTATTTATATGTTTCCGAGTCAGGGTTTGAGGTCCATGATTCCGGCCTTGTTTAGACCAAATTGTTTTTTTTTATTTTTGTTTGTTTTTTTTTTGAGGCGTTTCATATTATGTGCATTTTATATAATATAAAAACAAACAAACAACAAGAAAACAAACAACAAGAAAACAAACAACAAGAAAACAAAAGTATTTATGTATCAAACAAACCCGAATAAGTTCAATTTTTCATCGTCGCCCATCATTCAGATGAATGAAATGCAGAGAATGTATGCCAATCTGTTGAAAAAGGAATATAAGGATGTGCTGGGGCTGCACATGACCGAACTCATGGTGTTGAATTACGCGCACCACGTGCGCAACAACGACACCTACATTCTGCGCCGCGATTCGCACAACACGGCAGTTAACGGGCAAATAAAACCGGTGTCCGTGTTCTACATTTCCAAAACGAACCTGTACTCGCGCCCCACTGATTCCACCAGCTACCGGTTCGCAAACATGGCCGCATACAAATGGTCGGATTTCCCGTACATTTCAAACGGGTTTGAACAGGACGACGACTACTGCATCCGCGTGTTGGGGGATTACAGCACGGTGCAAATATGACAGACAGACAGACAACAGACCAGACAGACAACAGACCAGCCAGACAGACAGACAGACATTATTTAAAATTAAATTAAATTAAATTAAAATAAATTGTGTGAGCCCATGTTATAAACCATAAAACAACTTGAAAATGAAACGTGCGCTTTTAATCGGCATCAACTACGTTGGAACCCAGAACGAGCTGCGCGGATGCATAAACGACATCAACAATATAGCAGCATACTTACAAACGTCGCGCAGTTACCCGGCATCCGCATGCATTGTATTAAGCGACGTGGCGCCCCGCAAACCCACGCGCGCCAACATTTTGGCGGCGTTCAAAGAACTGCTGCAGGGCGTGCGGGCAGGCGACGAGCTCTGGTTCCATTACTCGGGCCACGGCGCGCTGCAGCGTGATTTGAACGGCGACGAAGAGAGCGGCGCGGATTCTTGCATCTGTCCGATTGATTATAATCAGGCTGGGTTGATCACCGACGACGCGATACGGTCCGAGCTGGCTGCCCTGGTGCCCGCCGGCGCTCGTCTGTTTATGGTGCTTGACATGTGCCACAGCGGCACCGGGTGCGATCTGCGCTACAAATACGATGACACCAGCTACATGCTGAATGCGGCGGCACCGATGCCGTCCACGTATGATCCGGCCGCATGGGCGCTGCGTCAAACCACCTACGAATTCAAAAACTATGCGAAAACCGCGGGAGAAGTGTTCTGCATCAGCGGGTGCCAGGACACGCAAACCAGCGCGGACGCTTACATTGCCGGACAGGCGGCGGGGGCGCTCACGTATTCGCTGCTGCAATCACTTAAGGCAAACAATCCCGCAACCTATAAGTGGAAGCATTTATTGAAGGACGTGTGCTGCTGGGAGCGCGTTGGGCGATTCTCTCAGCGCACGAGCCTGACAAGCGGACAGCCGCTGAATTTGGAAAACGGGGTATTTGCACCGCTGGTTGTACCAGCGCCAGCGCCAGCGCCAGCACCAGCGCCAGCACCAGCGCCAGCGCCAGCGCCTGCCGCCCCATTTGTCTTGCCGCAGTGGGTTCAAATGTATTTATTGCAACTGCAGCGCTTGCGCCTGCCGGTTCCTCAATGGATTATACTATACGTACAACAATTGCGCGCACAGCATTCTTTGAACCAGCAAAAGCTGCAGCAGCAGCAGCAGCAGCAGCAGCAGCAGCAGCAATCAGTTCGTAGTTTGAACACCAGCCACAACAACAACAACAACAACAACAACAACAACAACAACTCACGCATTAATCTCATGTTTCGTCGCTAAAAACACATTTAAAACAAATCAATTTAAAAAGTATATTTGTTTTATTTATATTGAGAACAACATGAAGGAATCTTCATCTTCCTCTTCCTCTTCCTCTGCCTCTTCCTCTTCCCCCGAAACTCCCGGGATGCAACAACAACAACAACAACCGCAACAGCAACAACCACACCATGCGCTTTCGAATGGATGGACCCTGTGGTGCCATCTGCCGCATGATACCGATTGGTCATTGAAGAGTTATATTAAGCTGTACGATATTGGCACAGTGGAACAAGCAGTTAGTGTGACCGAAATGCTCCCGCCCAAATTGGTGATGAACTGCATGTTGTTTTTAATGAGGGAGGGCATTACGCCCATATGGGAAGATGTTAGAAACCGGAATGGCGGCTGTTTCTCATATAAAGTTAGCAACAAGGACGTGCCCGATTGCTGGCGCCAACTGACGTATGTGTTGGTCGGCAACAGCATTTCGTCCAACAAGGCGTTGCTGCCCGTGGTGAATGGCATAACCATTTCCCCCAAAAAGAACTTCTGCATTGTCAAGGTGTGGTTGGCAAACTGCAAGTTTCAGAATGCAGCGGTCATCGGCGAAGTTGTGGGCATAACCCCGCACGGGTGCCTGTTTAAAAAGCACACGCCGGAGTACTAAAGAAGGGGGACATACGTCCCCCCTCAAACCCCCTCAAAAAAAGGGGAACCCAATACTGATATTACAAAACAGTGTATGTTTATTGAATTTCAAATCAGAGAGAAATTCAATAATTTTATATTTATTAAACTTAATCAATTTTACACCATGATTCCGGATACGCCAGATGTTCCAGACACCGTGTCGTCGTCATCAGTTGCATTTGTTGGAATGGAAGACCCGGATTCCGATGCATGCCACGGGGTATTGCCGTTGCCGTTGACATCGGACGACGACATGCTGCCGCGTTTGTTGTGATGCATTTGAATCACCTTGTTTTCAATGTCCACGTAGGATTCAAAGCGATTGGCCAGTTTCAGAATATTGGGTTTTCCAACATCATGCGTTGGCTCATGTTCGTGGTTAGAAATGTCGGATCGCTTTTCTCTCATAACTATTTGGAACATGTTTGAAGTGTTTGAATTGGCTTGATCCAATTTGGAGAGGTATTCGTGGATAATGTGGTTGTCTATGATTTCCGACACTTCGTTCAGGTTCTTCATTTTGATGCGTATGAGGTCAAGCAGCATGCTCACCGGTTTGCGAATGGACGGTTCCAGCGCCATTTCCAGGCGAATCTCATTTGCAATCTGCCCGTATTGGATGTAGGCAATGCGGTGGTTCTCGCTCTTCTGGCTGATTTTCAAATACGAAAAATAGCTTTTCATTAAACTGGCATACAAACTCATCCCTCCGAGAATGAGGTGGATGTACTCGTACTCCAATTTGAGTCCCGAAACGAATCCGATGCAGGCAGTGATTGTTATAATCGGCAAATTAAACATGGTTTCCCGTGTTTTGAACTTTTTGTGCGACATGAGATGCAGCTTGGACCACGCTTCGCACTCTTCGCCCGTTCGTCGCAGCAGGTATTCCAGCGACTGGCTCATTGTAATGTTGTTTGTTTTGGTTTCATCCGTGCCCGTCATATTGATGATGATGATGATGCGACAATGCTATAAAAATATACAAACAAAATAAAAATGAAACCCAAACCCCAAAAACGTTTTTGCAAATGCATTTAAAGATTGAGGTCATATGTATGATACATGATAACCGGATCCAATCCATCCATCATCCATCCATCCATCATCCATCATGACAACCTCATCCACTGACGACACTGATACACCTGTATCCCTTTACGAACACGAAATCCCGAAGTATTGTCAAAGCCGTGTGCTCGCGTATTTATTCAGAAATTCTGCGACGTTGAAGTCGCGACCCAATCCAGATGTGCCGGCGCGGATGGAGGTGCACGAATACTTCAATGTGAAGGCATACAATGCAGTGAAAAGCGCGATTGATGCAAAAGAAACCGATGAAAAAGTAATTGGATTAAAGAAGCACATGTTGCACGATCCGCTCAATTCGCTGTTCATGACCATTGGATGCGGCGAATACGACTACATTTTTACAGATGCCAACAACTTGAAGCATGCATTTGAGATTGACTTCCACGAGGAGAATAACCCCCGACCGACCAGCTGCGACGGCATGGTGTACTTTCGCCGGCTGCTGATCCGAACGCCGACCCCAACTTCATTCGTGGAGTTCTACAAGCTGGCCAGCGAGATTGACAACACCAGCGACGAGAAGCTGCGCATCTCCATCACGAATAAATACAGCGATTGGAACACGTACAGTCGCATCCCCGTGCGCCGGCTGAACACGGTCTACATGGACGAGCGCGTCAAGCAGCGCATCATGGATGATATCACCGACTTCTTGAAGAACGAGGCGGAGTACGACGCCTTCGGCATTCCGTACAAAAAGACGTACTTGCTGACGGGGGTGCCCGGCAGCGGCAAGACGAGCCTGATCAAAGCGCTGTGCAACGAGATCCACTACAACCTGGGCATCATGAGCATGAGCCGCGACATGGACAACGCCACGGTTCAGGGCTCGTTCCGCAGCCTGGACCCCAAGACCGTGCTGTTATTGGAGGACATTGACTGCCTGTTTGAGAAGCGCACGTCGGTGGAGACGCAGAGTTTCACGTTCAGCAACCTGCTCAACATTCTGGACGGCGTGCTGTTCAAGCACGGGCTCATCGTGTTCATCACGACGAACCACCCCGAGAAGCTGGACCATGCGCTGCTGCGCCAGGGCCGCACCGACATGATCATAGAGCTGAACTACCCTAGTCGGACCGAGATTGAGAAGCTGTTCCGCGACATGCTCGGTGGCAAGCATTATGCCACGGCGGAAGCAACCACGGATGCGTTCAAAACGTTCTACGCGGTCATCAAGGACAAGCAGCTGCCCATGTCGGCCATCGTGAACTTCCTGTTCCGGCACCGGGACAAATACATGGACCATGTGCGAGAGCTGCTGGACGGCGACACGTTCATTAAGCGCGTGACCGGGCAAGAGACGTCCACGAAGTTGTATGCTTGAAAATGGGAAAAAAAATTTAGTAATAATGGTAATGGTAATGGTGATGTTAATGAAATAATAATCCGGAACATAAGCATTTAAAGAATATAAGTGAATATTATTTAAATTGGGTTGTGTATAAATTTGGGACATGAACGCCGCTTCTGCTTCTGCTTCTGCTTCTGCTTCTGCTTCTTCTTCTGCGGCGTATGCCGACAACGTTCTCACCATTAAGACCGTGCAAATTGCGCCGTTTCGCACGCTCATGACGGCGCTAAAGGACATCCTGCTGGAGACCAACATCACGTTCAAAAAGGACGGCATCCGCATCGTGAACATGGACAAGTCGCACACCATGTTGGCGCACCTGTTTCTGGGCGCGGAGAATTTTGAGCACTACGAGTGCCACATGGACAAGATCATCATCGGCGTCAACATGTTCCACCTGTTCAAGCTCATCAATTCCATAGACAACGACGACACGCTCACGCTCTACATTGAGAAGAAGGACTACAATGACGGCATCGTGTCGTTCCTGGGCCTGAAGTTTGAGAACGGCGACATTAAGCAGTGCAAGACGCAGAAGCTGCGGCTCATTGAGCCCGACCCCGAAGAGTTCATTGAGCCGAACGTGGTGTTTTCTTCGGTCATTAATTTGCCGTCCTCCGATTTCCAGAAGATCATTCGCGACATGTCGTGCATTTCGGACAAGCTGGAGATCAAGTCGGTGGGCAACGAGCTCATTTTTCGGTGCTCGGGCCAGTTTGCCACGGCGGAGATTCGGCGCGTGGAAACCGACGGCAGCATGGAGTTCATTCAAAAGCAGGACTCCAATAAAATCATTCAGGGCGAGTTCTCGCTAAAGAATCTGGGCTATTTCATCAAGTGCACCAACCTGTGCAGCCAGATTGAGATGTATCTGGAGAACGACCTGCCGCTGGTCGTGAAATATTATGTGGCCAGCCTGGGAGAGATTAAGCTGTGCCTGGCGCCGCTGCCCTCGTCCAATTGACGTTGACCCAAACAAACACGCGATCGCCATCGCACAACAATAATTAATTAATTTTCTTTCTTTGCATTTGTATATAACACACATTAAGAAAACCCATATCCGAGATGTCTGATCCGGTTCCTCCTCCTCCTCCTCCTCCTCCTCCTCCTGCTCCTGCTCCTGCTCCTGCTCCTGCTACTGCTGAGGAACCTGTTCCTGCAGCA